AACTTGAGCGCCACCGTCATGGTGCATGTTTAGATATGCCATATCCATATTCGGAATTTTTTTTATATCTTCTTTGATATTATCAATCATCTCCCTTCACCTCTCCTAGCAAATCATCCAACCCCACGCCATAGAACTTTGCCAGCGCCACCACAGTCTTGATCCCTGGATTGTCCGTAACGCCATTTTCCAGCTCCAAGACGTGGCTCTTTGATGTTTTGATACCCAATGCTACCTGCTGTAGCGATAGGCCCTTCCTTGCCCGGATATGGGCTAAATTGGTGGATAGGGTCATTTAAGCAGCCTTGACGGTCAGGGTTAAGCCATCGAATGTTTTTTCAACATGTGCAATTGTCTCGCGTTGTTCGTTTTTAACATACAGAACATATCCGCAACCTGGTACGTGTTTTTTGGCAAAATACTTGGCGGCAGGTAAAGCGGCTTTGATTTCGTTCAGTGCGATTTTGCTTGTCAGTGTTTTGGCTTGCAGTTTCATTTCGTTTCCCCTTTGTTGATAACACCACCTTATTCGCTATTACGAACTGTGTCAAGGGGAAAATGAAAAATAATTGAAAAAAAGGATAACCAGAATGTTTTCAATAGGATAATTCAAATACCCACAAAAAGCCGAGAAAAACCCATACCAAAATGGTAAACCTTGTTTAATAAATTCAATAAGATAAAATCACTTTTTAGCAAATAACCGGAAAACCACGGGTGTCACATACAAACACACACCAAGCCATATAGAAATATATTCCTATTATACACGTATAAATAAATAAATGAATGTATGAATGTATGGTTATATTGGTTTTTTATATATAAACTATTAATAATAAACAATAACCTTTACCATTACCCCTTGGTTATTTAACTGGTAAAACCAAAATAAAAAATATTGACTGATTTAACAAAATGACTATTATAAAATTCTAACAAATAAAAAGGAAAAAACAAAATGTATACTATAGAAAAAAATATACCAATCGAAGATATAAAACTTCCTAACCTTAGAAAGGAATTTCTATTAAAGATGGAAATAGGAGATAGTCTTCTTGATAGTTTTGGAAGCGATGTTAATTGGCATGCCGCTGCCCGTTCACTTGGGTATAAGGTTAGAACAAAAAAAGTGTCAAAAAACGAAACTAGGATTTGGCGTGTTGCCTAATTTTCAAATTCAATTTATAATAACCAAGTAACGACAGGATTGATCCCCTCATTGCCCTCCTCACAGCGGGGTCGCTACACCATTATTCTTTAAGCTGTGAACGAAAGACTGTGAGACATAAATGCAAAATGCTTTGAAATACGCCGCTCGCGGCTGGTCGGTGTTCCCTTGCCACCCTATGGATAAAACCCCGGCTTGCCCGCATGGATTTCATGATGGCACTAATAACCCTTGGGATGTTAGAAAATTATGGGGAAGCCGCACCAATCTTAATATTGGGATTGCGACTGGTAAAAAGTCAGGATTCTGGGTTTTGGACATAGATGGTCAATCTGGCCGGGATAGCCTGGAAGCGCTAGAAAACGAATATGGCAAGTTACCGGAAACACTTATTAGCCAGACGGGTAAAGGTCAGCATTATTTATTCAAAATCCCGTCAGGAATGGAAATAAGCAATACAGCAGGGCGTGTGGCCTCAGGGATTGATACAAGAGGGGATGGGGGATATATCGTAGCCCCACCATCAATACATCCGTCAGGGGCCATTTATACCTGGCAGGATGATAATGCTGAGATAGCAGAAGCACCGGAATGGCTTTTGGAGTTGGTTAAAAAGCCTGACCCGGTTAAATACGTACCAAGTGAGGAGACTTATCAAGATCGTGATTGGTCGGCTGATGATGTTTTAGACATGTTATCCCTGTTAAGCCCGGATTGTGGCTATGATGATTGGTACCAAGTCGGAATGGCCTTACAATCTGGCGGGTGGCCTTTTACCATGTGGGATAACTGGTCCCGGGGCAGTGATAAGTATAAATTAGGGGAAACCCATAAAAAATGGGAGAGCTTTAACCCTAATAATGGAATTAGCTTTGGGACGCTGGTCTATATGGCCCAGATCAACGGGTGGAAACCGAAAGAAACATCCGTCCGATCCTTTAAATTCTCGGATGTTGACATATCAGGTTTTTTGAGAAAATTAGAATCACCTGAGATAGAAACCAAAGAAATAGAGATTTCCGGGATTATCATGGAAACCGTAAACTGGATCAATAGCACGTCTTTTAAGCTACAGCCTGAATTAGCCATGATGAACACGATTGCCGCCTTGGGGGCGATATTTGGCCGGAGATATGCCCTACAGAAGCTAAATACCCGAACCAATATTTATTTGATTGGGATTGCCGAATCAGGTCAGGGGAAAGATAACAGCCGGAAGCGGATTAAAAAGCTCATGAGTGAGGCAGGATTAGGCCAGTTTATCGGGCCTGATGAAGTGCGTTCCGGTCCAGGTCTTGCCCTGGAAATTAAAAATAAACCGAGCATGATTACCCATATTGATGAAATTGGGATGTTTATGAAGGCATTATTTGATCAGAAAGCAGCCCATTATTTAAGGGAGATCAGTTCATTATTCACAAAACTATATTCAACATCTGACGGGGAGTATATTGGCGGGTTGGTAGCTGGTAAACCTGACGAGCGCATGATATTGAAAGAACCTAATCTTTGTATTTATGGGACGACAACACTAGGGAGTTATGCCGATGCTATGAAAAAGTCGGCAATTAGCTCCGGGGAGATAAACCGATTTATTGTTTTAAAATCTGCTATTGATTTTCCAGACCCTAATTTTGACGCTGATTTTTGTGATCCACCTGAACACTTGGTTTCTCGCTGGTCAAAATTCGCACCGGATGAATTATCTGTTTTAGGTGATATGCATAGTCCAGAAAAGAAAATCGTTATGCTTGGAGATTGTGCGAATCGCATTAGAGATATGTACATTTACCAGGATGAGCGGATCAAGGAATTTTATAGTGCTGGTATGGGTGCATTATGGGTCCGTTACCGGGAAAACGCATTAAAGATTGCTATGATATTTGCTATTGCCAGAGATTGCGATAATCCGGTATTGAATCATAATGATCTTGATGTTGGATGCGATATGGTGGAACAGTCAATTAGATTCATGATGCAGTTTGCAAGTGAAAATATGTATGAGACACCATTTCAGAAGAATTGTAACAATGTTATCGAAACGCTAAAAGAGCATGGTAATGAATTGGATCGCACCAGATTAAATAGAAAGTTACGTATGGAGAAAAAAGAGCTTGATGCGGTCATACACCATCTTTTAGAGACTGAAATTATTGAGATAAAAAAAGATGGTCAGAAGAACGTTTTTGTGTTGACAGCATAATTCAACTATATATAATGATCCTCGGACTTGGAAATCCATTAACTAACAAAGGACGCTTACAATGACATTTACAATTGAAGATTTATATCTTGAATCCACATATATTGAGGAAATCGAGCAAGAACTTAAAGCACGTAAATCTGCTTTATATGATGCGATAAATGACCTTCTGGAAGATAATATTGAGAAACGCATTAAGTTAAAACCTTATGGCGTAGCTCATGATTATGTTGATGGTTTTAAGGTAACAACTAACATTGATAAAAAAGTATTATGGGACAATGAAAAACTCATGCGTATTTATGAGACATTGAAAAATCCTGATGACTATATCAATGTTAAAATGGATGTATCGGAAAGCAAATATAAAGCTTGGCCTAAAGAATTACAGGACAAATTTATTGACGCTCGTACAGTAAAACCTGGATCAATGAAAATCACAATTAAGAAGGACGCATAAAATGTTAAACTTGGAAAAAGCAAAAAGCAAACCACCTCGTATTTTAATCTATGGCCCTCAAGGTTTAGGTAAATCTACTTTTGGATCATTGGCAGAGAAACCTGTTTTTATTCAGACGGAAGACGGATTGGATGCTATTGATGCCGCAACATTCCCATTAGCTACGGTTTACGGGGATGTTATGAGCCAATTAACTGAATTGGCAGATAAAGAGCATGATTTTAAAACACTGGTTATTGATAGCCTTGATTGGCTTGAACCATTGATTTGGAAGCAACTAATTGCAGAAAATCCTACTAACGAAAAAAACCGCCAAGTCAATTCAATTGAGGATTATGGGTATGGCAAAGGTTTTGTTATGGCACTTGATTTTTGGCGTGAATATATTCAGGCGATTAATTACTTGCGTAATGAAAAAGGAATGATGATTATTCAAACGGCACATGCAGAGATTAAAAGATTTGAAAATCCTGCAACGGATGCTTATGATCGTTATCAGCCTAAATTACAAAAAGGTGCTTCGGCATTGATCTTGGAGAACTCTGATATTGTTTTATTCACTAATTATTTTATTGGTGTAACAAAGGAGAATACCGGATTTAATGATCGGAAACGCGCTCTTGGATCAGGTGATCGTATTTTGTACACGGAAGAACGACCTTCCTTTATTGCAAAATCACGGTATAATTTACCTGCTGAAATTCCGTTTGATAAAAACGGTGAATACTGGAATGTGATTGCTGGTGCAATTCCATTCTTTAATTAATCAAACAACAAAGGACGCATAAAATGGCTTTACTAGACGAAAAAATCATCGTTAACGATGTACCGGAACGTAGTGGATTTGATCCAATTCCTGCCGGGAAATATGATGTAATGATCACAGGTAGCGAAATCAAGAATACAAAAGCCGGTGACGGTAAAATTCTTGTATTGCAATTTGAGATTCAAGGGGCGAAATATGAAGGTCGTAAATTATTTGAAAACTTGAATATTAGAAATCCTAACTCTGTTGCTCAGGACATTGCCCGTCAACAACTAGCGGAACTATTACGCGCTTTAGGTAAAGAGAGCTTGACAGACACGGAAGAATTACACGGTAAACGTGTTTCTATTCAGTTAAATGTTGAAGTACAAAAAGCAACAACGGCTTACCCTAATCCACAGCCGCGTAATGTGATTAAAAAATACATGTCATTAAACAGTACTGGCACCCAGCAACCCGCGTCCGGTGACGCTGCGAGTGGTGAATCCATGCCAAGATGGAAACGTCAAAGCTAGGCTGTTAGGGGGAGGTCTACGGATCTCCCCTGCTATTTTAAAAGCCAGGAGGACGCACCATGGCAAAGTTACCGGATTTTATAGATCAAACGCTTGAGGCTATTGATAGAATACTTGAGCAAAAGTTATTAGAAGAACCAAAAAGAAAATATATTGGTGCAAGCTCGATTGGTGATCCTTGCTCAAGAAAAATATGGTATAGATACCATTCCGATGAGAAAGAAGTTTTCAAAGCTGATACAATTCGGCGTTTTAACGATGGCCATAGATCAGAGAATGTTATGGCAGAACATTTAAGAATGGTTCCAGGTATTGAACTATTTACCATGAATGGAGAAAATCAATATGGATTTAAAGATGGTATTTTTTCAGGTCATTATGACGGTGTTATTGTTGGATTAATTCAGGCACCAAAAACGTATCATATCTGGGAGCATAAATCTGTTAATGAAAAATCATTTATGGAATTAGTTAAATTAAGAAACATAGATGAGAAGTCAGCACTTCAAAAATGGAACCCTATATATTATGCTCAGGCAGTTACTTATATGCATTATGAAGAATTGACACGTCATTATATGACTGTTTCAACTCCTGGATTGCGTGACTATACTTCCGTCAGAACGGAAGCTAATGAGAAATTTGCGCAAGCTCTGAGAGCAAAAGCATTCAGAATAGCTGATGCAAAAGAACCGCCAGAGCGTATAGGCGGTAAAGATTTTTATCTGTGTAAAATGTGTTCATTCTATAAGGTGTGTCATGGTTGAATTAAGGCCCTATCAAAAACAAGCAGTAAATTCTATTGAACCATGGTTAGAAAATAATGATGGAAATGGCTTGATTGTCATGGCGACAGGTACAGGTAAATCAATTACCATGGCCTCATTTATTAAAGATATATGCCAGAAATATAAAGATACCAGAATATTATCCGTTACTCATGTGGCCGATCTAGTGCAGGGTAATCATGATGCATTGAAAGATATATGGCCGGAATGCGATTCTGGTATTTATAGTGTGAAACTTAAAAAGAAAGATAAAAATAATCAAATATTATTTGGAATGTTACAATCTATTTATAATAAAGCTTACAAAATACAACAATGTGATATTTTATTAATTGATGAAGTGCATACTGTATCCCGTAAAGCGAAAAGCATGTGGGGTAAGTTTATTCAAGAAATGTTGACCATTAATCCATATATGAGAATTGTAGGATTTTCAGCTACTGAATATCGTATGGATAGTGGAAACCTGACATCTGGCGATGATGCTATGTTTAAAGATATTATTTATGAGTATGGTTTATTAGAGGCTATTAATGAGGGTTATCTTTGCGAGATAATTCCAAAAAGTATGACAACAAAGATCGATTTGACTGGTGTCGGAAAAAGAGGCGGTGAATTTATTGCTAATGAACTTGAGGCCGCTATTGATATTGATTGGATTACAAAATCGGCTGTAAAAGAGCTTATAGAATATGGCCATGATAGAAAAACATGGATGATATTTTGTTCTGGTATAAAGCATTGCCAGCATGTTTGTGATGAAATTAGATCACATGGTATATCTTGTGAAATCGTTATTGGTGAAACACCACAAGAAGAAAGAGAGCGGATATATTCCGCTTTAAAGAATGGGTCATTAAGATCTGTTTGCTCTGTAGCTGTTATGACGACAGGGACAAATATACCTAATATTGATTTAATTGGTGGATTACGCCCTACTGGAAGTGCGGGTTTACTTGTACAAATGGCCGGTCGAGGTACAAGGTTAAGTCCTGGTAAAAAGAATTGTCTTTACCTAGATTGGTCCGGTAATATCAGTAGACACGGTCCATTAGACAAAATAAGAGGCCGGGATAAACAAAAATCAGGTGACGGTATTCCACCTATGAAAACATGCCCTGATTGTGCAACGGTCGTATATGCTGGTGTTAGAACATGTCCAGATTGTGGATTTAATTTTCCTGAACCAGAAGTTAAGATTAATGCAGTATCTGATAATATTGCAGTATTAAGTACACAAAAGATTTATGAATGGCATAATGTCGAGGAAGTAAGTTATTCCCGTAACGCAAAACCGGGAAAAATACCTAGCTTGCGTGTTGATTATTATACAGGGTTATATTCTCGTGTTTCTGAATGGATATTCTTTGAGCATACTGGATACTCAAGAGAGAAAGCAATTTCATGGTGGAAGGCACGTTCCAATATTCCTGTACCAAATACAGTTGATGAAGCTTTGAAACATGTAAATAACTTTGATTCTCCTACAAAAATATTAGCTCATAATCCTAGTGATAGATCGTCTTTCCCCCATATAAAAGAATATGTTTATGGTAAGAAAGAAAAAGAACAGGATATTAGTTTTGAAGATGATGACTTATATGCATGGACAGCTCCGAAACAGCCTGAACCGGACAATCAGTTTGAATTATATGAGATAGAAATCCCATTTTAATAACTTTATCATGGAATATCTTTTGGAATTTTGAAACAATTCCTTTTTCTTTTTTTAACTCAATGAGCAGTGTAATGGCACCAGGTAGTAATATAACAAGGTCATGTACTCCAGGAGTAACACCTAGAGCGGTCAATCGTGATGCTTCTCCCTTCGATCGTAATCCCCCATTTGGTACATGGAAAAAACATATCTTATTTTCACGTAGCCACTGGCAGCAAGCAAATTGTATTTTATCTTCTATATTTTTCATGATAGGATTCTCTAAATGATCACCAAAGGCACATTACTATTCGGATCTTCTGACGACAGCGAGTATAGCATAGAAGCTGCTCGTAAGCATATAGAGAATGAAGGTTTCACAGCGGATCAGGTGAAGATTGTAAACCGTGACGGCCAGATATTAGTTGTCGCTAAGATTGATTTTAATATATAAAAACCCCCGCCATGACAGCAGGGGTTGGTGGTGTAACAGGTGCATCCTTCCTGGTAGCACCATCAGACTTTTTACAGTCTGAAGCTTGTAACAATTACACCACTTTCGAGATATTCTAACCGCACGGAAAGAATACTTGGAGATTGGCATCTGGCGTGGTACTGCCCCACATTCTATCCGTAGTCTAGAAGCCTACTTCATGGCACTATGCCATACCAGATATATCCGATTATTATCTCTTATCGGTGGTTTTGTCAATTATAAATCAATATGATCGACACTTACGGCATGGGCAACATAATCCCATTGGTTTAAACTTATCCTCTTCTGGTATTGAATCCCATAAACAAGTAGATGGTTGATTATATATTTCAAAAAACAAAGTATTAATTTTACCATACAAGTCTTTATTCCCAGAAAAACAATTATTAACATCTGGAACAATTTTTAATTTATTCGATTTTATATCTTTAAGTAATTTTAAATAACCCCGCGCAGCCTTCAAAATAGCCTTTGCATGTTCTTCTTTCCCGCACCATATAAGCCATTCACCGTTGTTTGTGGTCGATTCCTTGCCGCATTTAGGGCATAGGATATGAAGATCATAGCTTGGTTTACGGGCGTTTTTAAGGGCTGTTTCTAGGGTGGTTAATTCTTGGGTCAATTGAATAACTCCGGCTTATAAATTTTGGTATGAGCGAAAACTGCCCGTTGTAGTTTTGCAAAATCAATTTCTGGATTTTTGAATTTTTTGATAATTTCCCACATATCCTCTCGGATAATATCATAAAATACGGTGTTAAGAAGTTGAGGAATATTTTTGCTTGAGAAACCGTTTAAAGCGATCTTGGCATAGGTCTTTTCGACCAGCGCATGGGTTACAAATTCAGCAGCAATCTGATCTTCAATTTGTACTTTTTCTTTAATTTCACGAAAGCCAAGAGCCTTTGTATGTTTTGCTTTAAACTCCGACGATACAATTTTAGCCCATGTAGTTCTGCCAAATTTATTAACGAAGTCATAGTTTTTAATAACGACCCCCTCACCAGTTCCGCTTCCATCTTTTATAAGATAGTTATTTTGTTGCAACGCGCTGAATAGGCGCTCCTCAGTTGGATTATTGACCACAAAAATAGGTGGTATATATTCAATATTATCCTCATCAAGCCATTCTTTATATGTCTCATAGGGGATATATTTTAGGTTTTCACCGTCAACAGTCGCAACGTCAAAAACATAGAATTTACGCCACGTTTCGTCACGGTAAGTTTTTAAACTGTGCGGTACTAGCCATTCACCATACAAGCGCTTATCGGGATGTTTAGAAAAAAATGATTTAATATTTTCGTCATTTTGTATGGCGGCAAGAAAACCTGCATTGTCATTTTCTAGGTCAAGTTTACGATTGCGGCTTCCGCCATAAATTAAGCCATTTTCACAAGTCCATACGCTGGCATTGGTTCCATCAATTTTAGGGAATACAAAACATCTTCCATCCTCAATTCCTGCTACTTCGGTGGTTCCAAAACGTTCAAGACTTTGGTATTTGTAGAAATCAGTCATTTTATATATCCTCCAGTTTCACTTCCCCGCCAGTAGCCTTAACGATCTTTTTAGCATTTTCAAGGCTTGGCTTTGTTTGTTTCTTCAAATAACGATAGATAAAAGGGTGAGTCAATCCCGCATCCCGCTGGAACTGATAAACGCTAATACCATATTTCTTAAGATATTGTTTCAAAGTCATGGCTTATTGTAGCATTGTGCTGTAATGTACGCAAGAAAAAAATAAAATATATTTTGTGCATTTTTCTATTGACTGACCCTGATCTGTGTGTAATAATGTACATGTCAACAACGGAGACAAACAATGATCTTATCCTACCAACACGCCGCCGATATGATTCCAGAAGAACAAATAACTGGAGAAGCATATTTGTGCGAAGTAAAGCTTGATGGCCTTATGATCGGCGACACAGACGTATATGGTACTGTATCGGCTTATATGATTTATGATGCTTCGACAGAATGTTTTGAGCCAGACTATGTTATTGCTTCCGTATTAGAAGACGGTCAGGAAAACCAATTCAAAGCAGATAACAATAAAATCCTAGAAGCCATGACAGCTGCATTTGAGCGCTTTGACAATTACTTTAATAACGACAATGTACGGGAGATAGACTAGTGCCAGAGCTAATCCACTTAGGTCTTGTCGCCTTAATCGGCATGTTCTTTTCTGCTTTTTGCTATTTTGAGTTATAACCATGACACCTATTCATATTATATACGCGCTATCATTTCTTTTAATATTCTGCGGTGTAATGCTGGTTAATGTTGCTTTCTATATTAGAAGAAAAGATAATCTTATAAAATATCTTAGAGAAGTACTACATGAAGAAATATCAGAAAAAGAATGGTACGAGAAGAAATTAAACGAAGTAAGATCAAAATTACCAAAACGAAACGTAAAAGGGCAATTCACATGCAAATAGATACATTATATAACCTCCGTGCAGAACTGGCACAGTTGATCCGTGAGCAGCATGTAGCGGGTGTAGTGGATATTACACTGGTGCATGAATATGGACAAGTAGCGTTTGAAATACGCCAGATTGAAAATCCTGTATGGCTGCGGGAGATTGCGTGATGGAAGGTAATCATTTTGATTTTCTAGCTATTGTTACTTGCCTTTCTATGATTTTTGTTTTGGGTTTCTGGGCAGGAATGAATATTAAAAAACCACAAGTTGACACCAACGAATGGCAATGCACCGAATACGATGTCCGAGATGGAACTTGTGTAACTGTTAAGAAAAAGGATGTAAAATGACCGAGAAAAATAAATTATTTGTACCTTTAATGATTGTGACGATTTACGCAGGGCTTATTACAGTACCGTCATACGTGCAGATCAAACAGTCGATTATATCATGGGCGGTGAAGCAACCCGAAGCCGATGTCTATCTGACCGGGTACACGCCAGAGCAGCGCGAGGAGTTGAATGAGGCAATCCGCAAGTCGTCTCTGCCTGTTAAGGGAGGATTGAAATGACCGGTATCGCATCAGCTATAAAAGACGCCGGTTTGATTATTGCAATGTCCATTGCCCTTCATGGATGCATGGTTTCAGTCGCTCTATCCGCACAACCTATCGACTTCAACGGCCACAATATTACGGCATACGAAGCAAGAGAGATCAAGGCAGAAAAACCAGCCATATTCTGCGATATCGGAAACATCATTATCCGTAAAAACGATTCCTACATGTGGGAAAACATGTATGCCGTCGGTAACGACTGCCGGATTGTTGAGTTTGTACCAGAACATGAAACCTATAATTACGTCAATCCGGAGATACGCTAGTGACCGAAAAAACAGAAACCCATTATGAGATAGCACGCCAGGCAATCAATGCAGCAGAGGAAAGTGGCGCTGCATTTCACCTGATGACGGATTTAGGCGATACAGTCAAAGTTATCGCTCTGCATTTAGATTTTCAGATCGTCTGCAACCTTCTCAACACTATTTCGGACTCGCATCCTGAATGCCTACAGGCAGTGATCTTACACCGCGCAGGCGTGGCAGGTGATGCATGACCGAAATGAAATTTGAAGACAAGCAAATATCAATAGACACCAAGGTGATTGATAGCCGATCCGGTTGGTCACACTGCATGATGACAGTAAATGTTAACGCAGTGCGGACGGGATGGATTGGCGTCTGGGATGCGCTCAAAAGCGCTGTGCTTGGCTGTGACCGCATTCTGGTTCCTAGATCGATATCTGCCAGCGCATGGCTTAAACCGGTTTCAAAGGGATACGAATTTACAGGCACAAAAAAAGTAACAATCGAAGGGGAAGACATATGACATTCCAAACAAAACCATTCGAGACGCTGGAAGTCGGGAAGACATATCTGAATAGAGTACTTGGAAAAGAAAAGATATTAAATAAATCAGAAGAAAATGAGGCACACTTTTCTGGTACATCTGGGTTTCTTTTTGATGCGAATGGTAGACTTTATTCTCACAGAATAAGCAGATACGACCTAATAGCCGAGGTGATCGAGAAGCCCGTCTATCGCGTAAAGGCCGGTAAGGAACAATGGATCAAAGAATCTGAATATTTTCCGAACGCCATGACGGATGACGAACTGAAAGAACTGACAAAGCCTGATGTGAATTACACCAAAGATCACTACCGAGCAGCCCTGGACGACTTCATAAACGGCAGCACGGATAAGCAGACACGGGATGTTATCAAAGACGCTCTGCGCGTGATGGGAGGTGCTTGATGTCGGAATATACGCCATGCAGGAAATACTTTGGTTATGGGCACGACATGGAGTGTGTTCAGGGTATTATAATAGACATCGATGAATACACGGAAGGATGCCAGACAAACCTCATTAGGCCACCTTGTGAGTGCAATCCGAAACGATGCAAAACCTGCAATGGTTCTGGAAACAAAGAATATGAATGCGGTGGAATTGGAGACTGTCCAGATTGCAATTGCGGATGGATTGGGGAAATAGAATTTATTGAATATGAGGAGAAAACAAAATGACCACAAAAACTAATTACCGCGCCGCTTTGGAGGCGATGAAAATAATTCACGGCATCAAAAATACGATAGATGGTCGGTTTTATACAACAGATTGTTGCACAAATGAACCCAAACAATTCTATATGGATCACCATGAAACCATCCGCAGGGCGCTTTTAATCGCAGAACGGCTGGAACGGGAGCCGAGTGAGGAAGTCATACTCTCAATGTATCATCAGAAAGCGATAGGCGCATCTTCAAGAGAAATTTTCAAAGCCATGCGCGACCAACTGCTTGCCGAGGTCGATGCGGAAATGGCTGGTGCGGAATGAGTGAGAAATCTGTTCCGTGCAATGACTACAGCGCATGGCTTATTGAGATAGCTGAAATAGACGGCCCAACGTACTTTCAGTTTAAATTAGACGATGACTGGACCAAAGACCATAACAAGGCACTTCATTTCTCACGGAAAGAAGACGCTGAAAGCGTTATTGATTTTTACGGTTGGACTCGAGCAAAGGCAGTTGACCACTTGTGGCCCCAACTAACAAAACCCCCGGAAAATGTTAGTTGCGATCCGGTAAGTAACGGCGGGGAGAGTATGAAGGCGGCTTTGGAAGCATTTGAATGTAACGGTATTGGACCCAAAAATTGTCACGAAGATTTAGTGATAACGTGTAAAAAGATTTTAGGACATGAACATTACGAAACAATACGCTCCGCATTACTAAAACAAGAAAACAACGATTTCTATAATCAAGTGATGTCCGTACTAGATGCAGGCAGCGATCATTATAAACTTGGATATGAAGATGGTGTACGGGATGCGCAATTCAGAACAATAATTAAAAACGAACAAGGCCAGGTTATCGGCGGCCATACAGAGCGAGGACGTGAACCCGTTCCGTATATTCCGACTGGTACGCAAGACTATTGCGAACTGGTGAAGGCTTTGAAGTTTCCAGTAATGCTTAGAAAAATGTGGTCTGGCGGTGAAGTCCAAAAATGGATTGATGAGCAGATTGCCAAATACAAAGGAGTTAAGCCATGAGCGATATGCCGGAATTTATCATATTTAAAGAAAATAAATTCGGAGGTCTTTCCTTATGTGACTGGGATGACCCTAGTGCAGTGAAGTTTATCCGCGCCGACAAAGCCATTCCAGCCGAGGACGTGAAGGCGCTGGTGGCTGCTTTAGATAAGATGTACCGTTATTTCGGAATTGATGAAGATTCAGATTTTTGGAACCCAGAACTAGTATTGGTATGTAAATCAGCAAAAAAAGCCCTATCCACCTTCAAACAAAAATATGGAGATTTATGAGATGGGAACATTTAAAATAAGCTGCTCAAAAGATGGAAAAATGGTACTAGGTGAATATACGGCCGATGACGAGGAAGATTATCAGCCGTGCCATAAGCAACAGATGCAAATTCTGCGCGAAGAGCAAAGAGAATTCTATGCAAGTATTGTAAGGCCGGTTACTAGACAGCAAAAAAGATCCGCATTAAGAAAGGCAATAAAATGAACCGAGACACCATATACAACCTAGCGGAAATATTCACCGAGATGTTCAAAACCCGCGCAGAGATGGAGAGACATCACTGTTTCCTAGATAATACCGATCTGGTCAAGGTGTGTGATATTGCGGAGAAGATGCGGTCAGGACAGTTTGGCGTGCAGATTAAGCTATATGAGCAATAGATGGACCCTGAAAACAAGCTGCCTGCTATGGTATTGGCACGAGTATTGCGGTTACAGCTATACCACCGTATCCGATATTCTGACACGGGAAGGGTTTCCTGTGACCAGATCAGCAGTGGCCGGTAAGCACCAGAGGCTAAAGGCAGGCGGGTTTTATATCAAGGATTGGGATTTAATCAGGGAATATCTAAAATGACCGTAAAATCAGCAATGGCAGAGTTTAGGGCGATGGATAACACGGATTATAAAGATCCAGACCACAGGAATAAAGCTTATGCCAGTTTCATGAACCGCAATAAATACGCTGTGGAATTAGCTTTAAATCTTTATGTCGTCATGGATGAATTGGAACTAATCGAAAAGGTTATTTCCGAAAAGAGCGCTCTTTCTGGATAAAGCTCTGACACGCCATTACCTTAACACGGTATGTCTCAGCTATTGCGGCGTATTGAGCAAAGCGTCCATTTCGTCCTGCATATTCGGTCCTACAGGAGCCATCAGGCTTACCGGGGGTTCTGGTAGCATTTGATTGCATTGACCCTGACAGGCTGCGATTAAGCCGGGCAGTAATAGAATTAAGATTACCTTGTAAGTCATGTTCGGCCTCTTTAGTTATATTCTGGATGGCAACACATTGAGCGGATGTCTCGGCGATAGCTTTCTTGATAGCACGGTCTTTTGCGCATGAAAACATCCCCATGCAGAGAATGACAGCAGCAGAGAAAGATAAGACTTGTGTCCAGTAGCGGAAT